CTCGGCCTCGTGCAGAAGCTCTCGCAGTTCGACAAGGATCTCCGCATCCGCTGGGCCACGCATCAGAAGTGCTGGCTCATCGAGCTGAAGGCCAAGGAGCGCCAGCCCGGCTACCTCGCGGAGAAGCCGAGCGCTTTCGGCACCACGCCGCGGGCGCTGGATGCGTGGGACTCCTGGCGCCAAGGGTACGTGTACGTGACGAAGATGGCGCACCCGATCACCTACCCGTGGGACTTCATCGCCGCGCACTTGACGCACCTCTCGCTCGAGGCGCACCAGGCCAAGGATCGGCTTATCGAGCGCCTGGAGGCCGCCGAGGCCGAGGAAGAGGCCGCGATCCAGCGCGCGTGGAATGTGGGCAACGAAGCCGCCGCGAAGCAGATCTATGACGACATGGCATGGAACGAGGGGCGCACCGTGAGCCTCAATCAGCCCGGCGCGCATCCGAAGGAAGAGCCGCGCGAGGGCTACGTCGTGGTGGACCGGAGAATTACCGCGTAATGGCCGCCCCGCGCAAGACGGTCGCGCAGCTCCTCGCCGCCTGTCGGGTCAACCTCAATGAAATCACGGCCTCCTTTTGGCAGGACAGCGACATCATCGGCTTTCTGGATCAGGCGCAGCATATGTGCTGGATGGAGGTGAAAAAGCTCAAGGGCGACGACTACTTTGACATAGAGCGCTCGTCCACGGACGGCGCCGTGACCATCCTGGGCGAGGCCTACACGTGCTCGAGCTTCGCACTCGCGGCCAGCACGACCAACTACACGCTGCCGCCCGATGTGGCCGAAATCAAGCTCATCGAGTGCATCACCAGCGGCTACGAGCAGGTGACCTTCACGTTTCGTGACCGCAGGACGCCGGAGTTTCGGGCCCTGCGCTCCATCGTGGACGCGCAGGACCCAACAGCCTTCCTGTGCGATCAGATGGGGGAGAGCACGCTCGTCATCGCGCCCAAGCCAAATCGAGCCCTCGATATCCGCCTGTCGTACATGCCGATCCTGCCAACGCTCGCGTTGGTGACGGATACGCTGGAGATGCCACACCCCCTGTGGCTCGCGGTGCTGGACATCGCCACGAAGCGTGCGCAGATGGTGGATAGCAACTCCAACTTCCTCATGTGGGAGCGCGACGCGCAGGCCACGATCCAGCGCTTCATATCAAGCAATGCTCGGCAGACCTCGGACCCCAGTTACGTAGCAAGCGCCTTCGAATGAGCCCGCAGGCGGCGAGCCTTGCGCGGACCCTTCCTAAGGTCGAGTGGCTCGGTCAGCGCCTTCTCAAGCGGCCAACCAAGACGCAGGCGGTTGACGATCAGTGTTCTTTCGCCGCCGAGGTCACGCGCCCACTCGATCATCGGTTTGGTGACGCCATGAAGCGTCAGCAGTCTATTATTGCTACGATTCTGCGCCTGTTCTCGTTTTGTGCTCCACCTGACATTGCCGGGCGCGTAGGGGCCGTCATTGTTGGGGCGGTCCAGCGAGTGCTGCGGCGTCGGCCGCAGCCCCAGGTAGGTGACGAAGGCCGTTGGATCATTGCGCCATTCATCGCAGACGGCGATGCCGCGCCCGCCGTAGCGTGGATAGCTGGGGTGAGCTGGGTTGTAGCAGCGATCGATCATGGCGCGCCACGCGCGGCCCTCGCGCGTGCGCGCCATGCCGTGTTTGGTGGCGAGTTCGATCCGGCGGCACCCGCAGGATGTAGAGCCTCCACGGAGCAGGCCATCCTGCGCGACGGTCTTCTCCGTGCCGCACTCGCACCGGCACAGCCATCGGTAGTGGTGGCTGGTTCGGGGAGCAGGGGCAATCACGGTCAGTCGGCCGAACACGTCTCCGACCTTGGGTGCTACGATGCGCTTAGCCATTGCCTCTCCTTCGCCAGAAGGCGGGTGGTGGTCAGAGCGGGCCGGGCGTTAACGCGCTCGGTTCGCTCGTCTCATGCTAGCACGGGAGCCGCGTAAATGGCCGCCCCCGTGCTCGTCGGGCAGCAGCTCAAGTCGTATCGCGTCGACTCTTTTAGCGGCGGAATCGACGTGAAGCGCACCAAACTCAACCTCTCCCGCTTGAAGAACAACCGCTTCCTCACGCAGGCCGACAACTGCGTGCTCACCACCGAAGGCGGCATCACCAAGCGCTTCGGCAAGGTGGCGATCAACGCGACCACGCTCGGCGCCACCGTCAAGATCCTGGGCGGCATCCAGTTCCGCCTCTCGAGCGGCACCGACTATCAGGTCGTCGGCACGAGCGACGGCCGCGTGGTGAAGATCCTCACGGACGGCACGACGGCCGATCTCGTCACGGGCAAGTCGACCAACGCCGGGGTGCGCTACCGCTTCGCCGTGTACAACGACCTGCTGCACATCACGAACGGCTACGACGCGCCGATGACGTGGGACGGCACCACGTTTCAGAACATGGCGGGCTCGCCCCCGGCCACGGGCCAGGTGATCGTGATGCACGGCAACCGCGCCTTTATGACGGCGCGCGCGGTGCCCTCGCGCCTGTACTGGTCGAAGCTCAACAACACGGTGGACTGGGTGGGCACCACGGATGCGGGCTTCATGGACGTGGAGCCGAATGACAACTCCACGATCATCGACCTGATCTCGTCCATCCAGGAGCTGGTGATCCTCAAGGGGCGCCGCCCGTATCGCCTCCAGGGCATCGGCCCCGCGACGGGCTACACGGTGGCCGATCATCTGGTGCCCACGGTGGGCTCGGTGGGCGGGATCTCGTCGCAGGGGGCGACCTTTGCGCTAAACGACGTGTTCTACCTCTCCGAGCTCGGCCTGCACCAGCTCTCGCAGACGCAGCAATTTGGCGACCTGAAGGAGGCGTTCATCTCCGACCGCATCGAGTCGTACTTCCGCCTCGACGCGCCGGAAGCGGTGGCGATCAATCAGCTCAAGTGGGGCGTCGTGGCCTACGACTCGCAGGCGAACAACCTCCTGGTGGCCGTCGACTCCGACAACGACGGCGCCAACGACACCACGCTGGTCTACGACCTCGTGCTCAAGGCGTGGACGGTCTGGCCCGACACGCCCTTCGCCTCGCTCTTCACCGTGCGCCATCCGACGACGGGGGCGCGGGAGGTGTGGGCGGGCGGCTACAACGGCTACGTATATTCCCTCACGCGCAGCAGCGGCAGCACGGAGCAGATCAGCGGCGTCGCGGCGCACATCAGCGACCTCGGCGAGCCGGGCGTGCAGAAGTCGCTGCGCTACGGGTTCTTCTACTTCTCCACGGAAGACGTGGGGCACGTGCAGATCACGACGGTGTTCGACTTCGGCGCGGCGGGCGGGCAGGTGTATACCGCCAACCTCGCCGCCGATGCCAGCCTCTGGGATAGCGCGACGTGGGACACGAATCTCTGGGACGCGAACGCGCGCACCGGCATCATCCGGCTCGATCTCAGCGGGCTCGGCGAGGTGGTGGAGACCTCGGTGCAGAATCTGGAGCCCAATCAGCCCTTCACCTGGTTGGGTTATCAATATCTTTTCAGAGACCGGCGGCACGTGCGCCGCCCGAGGAGCCTCGCATAAATGGCCACGCTCACCACCTTCACCGCCGGGACGCCGATTCGCTCTGCCGATGTCAACGCCAACTTCACCGCCCTCAACACTGAGATCGCGGGCGCGAATCGCACCGGCTATGCCAGCGGCACCGCCATCGGCAATGTCGGCACTGGCAACGACGTGCTGCACACCTGGACGATGCCTGCGGGGACGCTGGATTCGGTCGGCGACGGCCTCATTATCTACACGCGCTTCGGGTTTGAGGCCAACGCCAACACGAAGACGGTGCAGCTCAAGATTGGCTCGGGCACTGCCATCACCCTCAACAGCACGACCGCTCCGAACAATAAGATTTTGATCTGCTCGCCGATCGTCGCGATCGTGAGCACGCTTGCTGGCGGCAGCCAGTGGGAAGTCGTGGGGACCCCGATCCTGGCGGGGGCCAATTACACGAGCCCGGCGTTCGAGACGGCGGTCAGCTTCTCGTCCCCTGTCGTGGGCAGCCTCGCCGCGCCGATCGTGGTGCAGTTCCTCGGGGAGGGCACGCTCAACGCGGACATCACGCAAACCTTCGCGCTCATCTCCATCTTCAAGGCCGCCGCGTGATGGCCGGTCAGATCCCCCCCAAGCTGCAGGCGCTCCTGGCCCTGCTGCGCGAGGCCGACTTGCCCGGCCGCCTCGGCGAGGACGTGCGGATGCAGATCGACCAGGTGGAGGCCGAG